TAAATAATACTCCGATCTTATCTCCCAAAGTAGTTGTACCGATACCAGCAAAACCTGGAGCACTACCGGGATCACCCGACCATCCGGTAGGATTTGTTCCTGTACCGGCTATCGCCATGAATACGCCACCGTTAAGCGTAGTGTAAGACCCAGGACTAACATCTAAAGCCTGTGGCCGATCCAAATTGAACGAACTATCAGCCACACCGACGAGTATAGTGGATTCCCCTCCCGCCATCGTGGCTTCAACTTCGAAGTAGAAGAGATCAGGAGGAACCGTAAAGCCTGTCTCGCTATCGTCTTCGTTGTCGGGATCAGGAATCGGGTTACGGACTTGCGGTATGGTTCGAAAGTTAGTTGTGCATGTTGAAGCGCCGTGCGTATCGGTGTGATGTACGATCTCTATGCTATCAGAATCCAGTCGGCCGACTGCCATAAAACTGATACGATGAATTGCTGCGATTGGGATAACCGGAACAAAAGCGGCGTCAACCGTTATTGCTTCAAGGGAGCCGTCTCCGATGATCGCAGAGCTAAGGATTTTACGATAAACGCTGGTTCCATCGCGGAGATGAATTCGGATCATCTGCCGTCCTCGGAACGGTCCAGCGAAATCCGTATAACCGCATCGTTTTACTGTTATGGTTGCAGTATCAAGAGGTTCAGTCGGCTCTAAATCGTTGAAAAATGTCGGAATGAATAGAGGCTTTTTCCGGCCTTCCAACTGATAGAATAAACTTCTAACCCAAGAATGATCGGCCCGTTTTTTCAGCAGAAAAGTAAATTGCTGAACAGTTACACCCCATTCGTTCAAATCCTTTCGTCTCTTCAAACCGCTTTGATTATCCAATTCAGAGAGAAGCCTGCTGTATTCGACAGTGAGATCGCTCACGTCATTAGGCTCACGTTCTAATACCGGCTGGTCGTTTATTATCGTCAAAGCGATAGTGTCCGTCATCGGATTTGGGACGTGCGATGAGAATTTTACACGAACTTGAAAAGCTTCGTCCGCTTTTCTCGTCGCGGTGACAGCCCCTTCTATATGGACTTTCATCGCCGGAAAAATGCGAGTTCCGACCGGCCAATCGTTTTCCAAAACTACGTTTGTGGTTATGGTATTTCCTGTCTCGCTGAAATACTCCGTAAGCTCATAGGTAAACGGATTCGCGCCTTGGATGAAGATCGCCGGGCAATTCTTAAATTCCGTATAGGCTAGAGAGGCAACGTTCAATGAGCTGCCACCTATATTAGCAGCCACGGTGAGCTTATTCGAATCATGCCATAACGGGAGATAGATATCGACGCCGCCGGCCCGCTCCATGAATAGGTCGAACAGCGTCCGAATAGGACCATGCGGCTTGAATGTCATCTCGAATGAGCGGCGCGGTGTCTCGCGAACCGAAAATCGTTGTTCGGCTCCGATCGGCGAAGCCAGGATCGAAGTAAGCCATTCGAGGGTTTCGGTTAAGTCCTGACTCCAATCAGGAGTAATCGTCCAAACCAATAAGTTTTCAAGGGCCATCGCATTCAACCTTCGATAGAAATCGACGCTAGGGCCGCTAGGAAGCTCGTACAGCACAAGAAGGCCAAGGCGGCTATCACCCTACCTGCCACTCTCCTTTCTCCTATTGAGCGGGCTCGGCTGGGCATCCTATCAGCCCTTCACGAGCTGCCTTACCGTCGCGGCGTTCTTGATGATATGGGAGATGACAACCTTTTCACCGTGCGATCCGGCCATCGCTGCGGGGATCGCACCTTCGTCCTGCACGAGAATACTGCGGATATTAACGGGCTGACTGCCGCCGCCCCCGTTCAGGATATTCCTCGGGTTGCTTTGCGATAAGACTTCTTCCCCGCGCTGAAGGACCGCAGCCTGTTCATCAGGGGCTAGACCGACAATCGTACCACTGTGATATCGGGGAGCCGCAGCCCACCATGAGCCGGGAGCCCGGCCGCTAGTTGGCCGTTGCCCGACGACGCCGCCGCCATGCAGACCTAGAAATCCCAGCCCGAAAAGGCCGCTGCTGGTAGTCGTGGCGGTCGCTGTCGCTGCCGTAGTTGCCGCTGTCGTCGTTGTTGATGCTCCGCTTGAACTGCTGAACAGGCTGGCGATGCCGCTGCTAATACTACCGCCTGTTCCCGAGCCGATCAGCTTCAGGGCCTCAGCCTTAATAACCGCCGTTGCGATGTCTTTCAGCAGACCAGCGAAGAAATCAGCGACAGCAGTTCCGAGCGAGGACCATACGTCTTTCCAGCTCTTCGTCTTCGCGATCAATCCGCCGAGAGCTTCAGCCACAGTGTCGAAAGCTTTGTTGAGGTTCGTCCCGAATGAATCTTCAACCGCTTTCTTGATCGCCTTGAATTCCGGATCAACATACTTGACTTCGGATCGCAGCTCTTTGACTTTCGCCGTCAACAGTGCAATCGTTTCAGGCTTTAAATCCTTCGCTGTCGAAATGTACTTTTCAAGCGCGGCAGCCGCGTCAAGAATCGCAGGAGCGGTAAGTTCGAATGCTTGTTTCGTCAGCTTTTCTTGTTCGACGAGCGAAATATCACCGGATTCCTGAAGTTTGGCGTAGCTGCTGACAAGCTCCTTCCTTGTGGTTATAGCTTCGTTAGCCGACTGTTCAGCGGCCTTACGTTCGTTCAGCGCAAGGGCAGCCTGACGATTGGCTTCATTTTCATCCCTGAGAGATTGAAGTTTCGCCTTATCCGTAGTGCTTTGCCGTTCGTTCAGCTTTTCGATAGCTTTGAGCTGATTGTCGTAATAAAGGTTCGTCGCCGTATTCAACTGATCGAGCGCCGACTTATGGGCATTCAAGTTTTGTCGGCGGTCGTTATCAATCTGCTTTTCAAGAGCGTCGAGCTGATCTGTTTCAGTCTTTCGTTTCTGAATGTCAGCACGAGCTTCCGCTTCGCCCTTGTCTCGGACTTGTTGAAGGTCCTTATAGTTGGTAACGCCTCGCGCAGCAGCATCAGCCACGGCTTTCGCACCGGCAGCCTGAATGGCACTAGCGTTCCGGCCATCTTCAATCGCCTGCTTATTGCGGTTTTGCTGCCTCTCGTATTCATCCTTATTCTGCCGATAACGAAGTTGCTCGATATCCTGAAGAGCTTTCTGCCTAGCCTCTTCATCGGTCAGACCTTGGGCTTTGAACTTGTCGAGAGATTGAGTGAAGGCGATATTCCGTTCTTGCTCTTGACTCTGAGCCCTCAAAAGTTCGTTTTGAAGGCCTAATTCGCGAGTGATCTTCGCCGTGTTATCGACTTGGGTAGCTGTAGCCCCGGAAATTATCGATTGATCTACCGGAATTCGACCGGCTGTTTTAGCTGCCTCCGGTCCTCCGAGACTGAAATGCCCGGCATCCGGTTTACTGAAGGTAGAGCCTATAGCAACTGTTTCCCCGCGAGCTGCGGCAATAGCAGCCACGGCTTTATCAAGAACGTCGTATAATGGCCCTCCTTTACCCATTGAGCCAGGGACAGCATTACCGTTCTCGTCTACGATACGAACATCCATGGCTCTCTTGAAGCCATGCTCTGATGGTTGTCCGGTCCCGGCTACGGTAGCTCCCGGCCGATCCGTGCTAATAGCTTGAACTGAATAGCCGGGAGGCAAAGCGCGAGTAGACTGAGAAATGATGTCCGCAAGCTTCTTCAGTTCTTCCGAATTGATAGGAAGTCCTTGCGTACTGAATCGCCCCGGTCCTCCTTGAGTGCTTGCGGGTCCTTCAGTCCCAATCAATCTATTAAAGAAACGCCCAATAGGATTGGTACGGATATCTTCTTCAGTAGCAAAACCGCCAGCCCGAAGCGATTCATCCGTAATTTTTATCTTACTAAGCCGATCGATAACCTTATCGGCGACGGTAACTAGTCGCGTCATCAGGTCGATAATCGCGGTCAAAGCTTCCGAATCAGACAGATTGTCGATAAAACGATTCCACGATTTCCTTAAACCTTCAACAGATTCTTGAAACGGACTTAGCTTATCCTTTCTCGCCTTATCGTATTCCTCACCGAGAATACGAACGATTTCGGTTTGAGCTTTTCCCTCTTGACCTGATTGAAACAGAGAACGAATGTATTTCGCCTGTTCAGCCGTGATAGCTGGATATTTCTCAATTAGCTTGTCGAACGCATCCGTTCCGCCACCAATGCCTTCGGTCAAATCTTTCATGGCTTCAGGCACGGTTCGTCCCGTGACCTTCGCCATTGCCTCAGCGGCTAAAGTAACTTCCTTAATCTTGTCTGAACGAATGTTCGCATCAATCGCGATCTTGATCGCCTTACCGGCTTCGTCCCAACCGACTCCTAGATCACGGAGCGTCTTTCTGAGATCGGTTAAAGCCTGAGAGTTCTGTTCAGCAGAATACTTGTTCGTATCGAGAGCTGCGTTGAATTCACGAATCGATGCAGACTGCCGAAGATTGTTATTCAGGACTTCAACCGCTAACGTTACTGCACCCAAAGCTACAGCAACAGCAGGAAGCCAACGAAGAGCTGCCCGACCGAAAATTTGAAAGAATTGCCCACCCTGCTGAGCAAGAATTTGGGTTACATGCTGACCTTGAAGTAAACCGGAAACCACGTCGTTGATTTGATACCCAAGATTCGTCAGCTCATAAGGACGAAGACCAAGAAAGCCTATCGGAGCCCCGGCCCCGCGAGAAGGTCCAGTGCTGAGAATACCAAGACCACCTGTTCTTGATGGTACAGGAAGAGGAACAACATTGCCGGTCGATACAGCTCCTTCTCGATTAGCTCTCCGGATATCGTCAACAGTCTGCCGAGCTTGCCTCGTCTCGTCATCGTGCCGTTGTTTCGTCAGCCGCTTCGTATCTTCATTGAACTTCTGAAGATCGGCTGTCTGCTGTCTATTCGCTGCCATCCTGTCAGATAGCATGGAACGGAGCTGTGTTGCTTCCTCCTTTCGCCTCTGTTGAGTAGCCGCAACAGCGGCAGCCTGCGTCTTTGCAGCTTCAGCCGCTTCCCGTTGAGCCTTGGCTGTCGCTAGAGCGGCTTCCTTTGCTTCGCGTTCGATCCTTGCATAGTTCTGAATAGTAGTCGAAAGCTGCGTTCGGGCATCGCCGATCTGCGTCGCCGTGGCAATGAGCTGCTGTTCTGCCGAAACTAAGTTTGCGGTATCGACGCCGGCCTGCTTCAACGACACGTCATAGCGTTGAAGCGTAGCGATATTTGTCTCTAACCGCTGCTGCGCCCGTAGAACGGCTTTCTCAAAACCTGAGAGCGCGGCTTCAGCCGACCGCCCCGTGGCTGTATTCGCTGCCATCGCGGCCTGATGAGCCGCAAGAGCCGATTGCGCTTTCTGAAGCTCTTCCTGATTCCGTTGAACCTGTTCAGACAAGACCTTGAACCGCTGTATCGTCGCGTCGAGCCCGGCGACGTTCTTAGCGGCTTGGTCTAGCTGCTGAAGAGTTGCCCGAAGTTCTTTCTCTTTGACTTCGAGCCGACTCGCTGCTTGAAGCTGCTTATCGAGAGCTGAAGAAAGATCGTTGACCGATTGAACGACAGACTTCAGTTCAGCGGTCGAAAGGTCGCGAGCCCGGAGTCGTAGTTCGATGTCCCTCGTAGAATCTGCCATCAGATTCTCCATCTTTTACGATTTATGATATTACTGATAGTCGATTGATCTACGCCGTAAAAGTTTGCAAGTATAGTTTGGCGCACGCCCGACCGTGACAAAATTCGTATTTGATTGATTTTTGATTCTGTTAATTTTGCTTGAGGATTATTCTCTCCGCAAACCGGAAACTTTCTTCCTTTCGAAATCATGTCCTGCGTATTATCGAGAAACGTACCTAGAAAAAGATGATCCGGATTAACGCATAGAGAAATATCGCACCGATGAAGAACGTTAAGTTCTCCTATCGGTTCGTTCTTATATAAACTCCAAGAGACTCTGTGAGCCCCTTGATTTCTACCTTCTATAGAGAAATTTCCATATCGATTATCCGGAGCCGAACCTATCCAAAGCCAACAACCGCTGTTGGGTTCAGGGATAAACATTTCCTCGAAACGTTCAAGAGCGGTTCGGTCAGCCATCGCTCAAATCCTCTATCACCCGCTTCAAATGCCCTCCACCGCCTATTGCATCCACGATGGCAGCATGAGTCAGGATCGCTTGAGCCGTGAGAGCTGCGTTGTTACGCTCCCTGATGAACCCGGCTTCCGTCCATAACATAGCGAGCGGCATCCGCTGTACCGCTTGCCAGGGAAAGCCGTTCGCGAGCAAGAGACTGGCATCCCTTCGAAGCCCCCGGTATGCTTCGACCGCCCAACTTACTTCCTCTTCGCCGTCCGTGTGTTCGCGGTCGGAAGTATCCCACGAATCATCGCTGTCACGTCGGCGGCTAACTTTTTTACGGATGCTAAATCCGTAAAAGTAAGTTTGGCGATTTTCGTTAACGCTTCGAACTGAACTGTCACCGGCAATCGGCTTGCCCGCTCCATCTGATCCGGTTCATCGGCACATACTGCGATCAGATTGGCGATCAGAATCGGGCTCTCTCGGATCAGTTCGGTCAACATATCAGCGACGATACGCTGAAGAACTGCTTCGTCTTCTCCATGATCGTCAATGATTTGTTTTCGGTTCTGAACCTTCTCAAAAATCGAAGTGATCGCCATCTCATGAGCGTCAATCAGTATCGCAACATCTGGAAGCGAGATGGCACGAACCGCAAAAGTACCTCCGGGGAAAGGAACAACTTCAACAACCGGTGTAAACTCACTGATAGGCATCCAACAGGTCCTCCGTGTTGTTGGGCCGTTCCATCAGCCCGAAAGACTATCCGGCCGAGACAGTCACCACCCCCGCGTTCGACCATAGCTCGCCGGCTACCGCAGGATCGGCAGTCGGCAGGCCGCTCGCCGTGACAGTCCCGGTGACGATCAGGTTCGCATCGACCGTGACATTCGTTCCGTCATCGGTGATTGATGGGATCGAAACCCCGCCCGTAATCGCAAGATTGACGATATCCTGAACCGTGACCCGATAGAACTTCCCATTCGGAGCCCGAACAGCAACCGATTGATCGACATCAGCCGCTATTGTAGTTCCAGGGAAACGAAACAAAGATGCAGCCATTTTCAGCCTCCTATAGCTGGCAAACGGCGGTCCCTAAACTTACTTTTAGAGACCGCCGTGAAACGAAGAAGGTTCTTTACGCCGCCCGAGTGACGTAAACCCGCTTCCACAGCGCATTGTCGGGCTGTAGGACCTGCATGTTGAAGGTGATGGTCTGCCACGTCTCGCCCTTCAGCGCGAACTCACCGGAAGGCTGCAAACGGACACGCGGCCAGAAGTAGTCGGTATTCGCGCCCTTCGGATTGTCGGCGATGAACCGCAGCCGGCCTTCGACTTGGTTCTCCTGATCGATCACGATGGTTCGCGAGCCGACCTGAACATCGTAAGCGATTTCCAGACTATCGCCATCCGCGATGTCGGCCGGCGTTTCGAACAACGTCACGCGACCACGAGCCGTATCGACCGTGTAGTTGCCGGTGGCTGTGATAACTCCACCAGCCGAACCTCCGGTAAGAAATGCTCCACTGATGGTAAAGCCGGCATCGGTAACAGCTTCCGCCAAGGCAATCGCGTTGCCTCCGGTGCCGCTGGCGATGGCGATGACATCGATCACATTGCCGTCTCCGGAAGCCGTCACGTCGTAGAGCGCCGGATAAGCGTTGATTTCTGCTTTCAGCCCTTGCGCCGTCGCAACGACGGTCGGGCCGATTTGAACCTGATGCCCGGTCGGCGTTCCAGTAACGAATTCGATTGCCTGCCCGTTGACCGTCACTGTCTCGGTGTTGGCCGGCTGCCCGCCGACATCGATGGAACCGAAAGCCCGAATTCCGGTATTGTTCGTAATAACCACGTTGGCGACATTGACGACGCCTTGCGGATTGGTGTCGTCGGAACCGAGCTGATAGATTCGGTTTGGCTTGACCGTGAACGTCTCGGAAAGCCCGGTCGATGCGCCTTGTGCATCCGCTTCCGCCGTTGCGCCGAACATCAGCGCAACATTGTCCATGCTGATGTTGTCGCATTGGAAGGAGCCGGCGCGGTCCAACTGCAATTGAACCGTGTCGTCGAGAATCCGCAGCCCTTCGTCCGAGGAATAATGGTCGAGATTCTGATAGGTGCTCGACATCGTGAGAGCCGGCGTGTTGCCGAGGTAACGTTCCCCTGTCGGCGTCTGCGTGCCGGTCACGAATTGATCGAAGTACAACTTGCCTCGACCAACGACGTAATTGTTTGCCATTTTGAAGCTCTCCTCGGTTACGGCGCAAACGGGCTAGAGATGTCAATCGCTAACCCTACACCTAGCGGCAAATAAAAGAAAGCCTTCTCGCTAATCCCCTGACGCGGAGGACTTACGATACCGGGTCCGATAGTCAGTCCTGTGATAGTTTTCATGCTCGACAGTCCGAAATAATACTCATCCGGGTACGTCGGATCGCCGTAATTATTTCGAACCATCGCCCTCGCAAGCCGATGCTCGACCGCAGCTTTCAGATTGTAGAGATCGTCGGTAGGATTCAGCGGATCATTCTTCGCGATTCCTTGAACCAACAAAATCCACGTTTCGATCCGCTCGACATTCTCCTCGCCGGCCGTATCTGTGGTTATGTCGCCCTGAAGATGTTCGACTATCGACACCATCGTATCCGGAGCTTCCTCGCCGTACAGCAAACGCCCACGGAATACGGCTTCAGATAGATCGAAATCATACCCGTTGATGGGCGTGATTCCCTGCAAATGAGACGTGATCGCTTTCAGGACCGTGAGCTGTATCGAATCAGCCATTGGAAAGCCTGATAAACTGACGAAGAAACTCGCTCTCAAGTTCAAGCAGAAGATCGGGAGTGATCTCAGCCGCAACCGATCTGAACACCTGATCTACACTCGGGCCGTAGAGTAGGGCTACGCCGGCCAGCGGGCCGCTTGTGATGACCTTAGCCCCGATGGTGTGCTGAAGTACCTCTCCCGGCTTCAGGCGTATGGCGAGCCCTATATTGCCGTTACGGAGAGTAAGCAGGAAGGCGCGCGGAAGCTCAACAAATCGACCGGGCTTAACTTGAACCCGAATCGTCGGCCGGTTAACCCGACGATTATGCTTCCGTGCGGTCTGGAATCGGGTTCGTTGAGAACCGGAGAAACGAGCAAGCGGTGTCGGAGTGAATTGCCCTCGGATCACCGCAAGTAAGTTTGCGGGCGAAGCTCGGCCGGTTACGGCGAAGCGAGGAGGATATAAATAGCCGCTCGGAAATGCGACCTGTTCGACCATCCTCTCGCGAGCCAGCTTCAAGCCCTTGCGTTCTGCTGTCTGATTGAGCGACATACTTGCCGCCCTCGGAACGATGTCCGGAAACTGCTCAAGATAGCGAGCGTACTCTTTGATTCCGGAAGCCTCGATAAAGACAGTCACGGCCGAACTACAGTCCATGTGATCTTGATCGGACCATCGGGCGGCTCCTGCACGTCAAGCTCCAATTCGTAATTCCCGAAATCTGTCAATTTGATTAAACCACCGTGCTTCAACGTGACGCCGGCTGTCGCCAGCTCTTCAGAGTTGAAAAGTAAGTTTTGAATGGTAGAAAGAATTTCGGCGTAATCGCCACTATTGATGTTGCCTACCCGTTCGACCTTATCGTGCCAGCGAACCGTAATCGGAACCGGCGTCACAGTAACTCCGTCTTCGTAGGTCGCAGCATAGGCAAACGCGGCGTGAATGTCACGCCGCGCTTGAGCCCTTACCGTAAGCCAGTCAGGCATCACACTTCATCGTCGTCGTCATCTTCTACCGGCTTTCGGGCCGGTTTCGATCGGGCAGCCGGCTTCTCTTCCTCTTCGACCGGGACCATCGCGGCCTGAGAAGCGTAATTCGGCTCGTTCGGCGGAAGGATGGTTCCGTTCTTTGCCATCGCTTCCCATTCCTCTCGACCGATATCCGGATAATCGGCCGGATTGAAACGTTGCCCGGCCAGAATCGTCTTCCGCTTCCCCTTCCCGCCACTGGTAATGTTGTGGCGGGCGACAAATTCTACAGCCATGAACTCTCTCCTTCGTTTTTCAAAAGTGAGGGCGGGAAGCTACTTACTTCCGCTTATCAGTGTCCTATAGGACGGCCCTCTCTTACGTCAGAACCCGAAGACGGAAGCTATTGTTCGGATTCGTGGGGACGAACAGGGGAGCCGATTGCGACATGGTGTAGACCACGCTCGGGTCTTCCTCCTTCCACATTTTCGGGTAGATCGTTGCCTCGGTCTGGAAGTTCGCGTCGGCATCCTGAATCGCGCCGAAACAGGCGATGGCGTCGAGCGCCGGCCCGTACCCGCAAACGTCCCGAGAATCGAGAAAATACCCGGTCGAAATTGCTCCCGTCTCTTCGTCCACGTCGGTAAACCAGTTCTGATAACGGTACAGGTTGAATGTACCGCCTTGGGTCGATGCGATCTGACCCATGAACTGATAGTTGCTGCCGACCTGATTGAGTCCAGTACGGCTAAAATCCGACGTGCTGCCTCGCCGGGTTACGTCGAGAAGATCAATCACATCGTCATGACCTGAGATGAATGCGCCCCAAGCGTCGATCCCGAACACGAGATCGGTGATCGGAGCGAAGCCCAACGTAAACGCAGCCGTCACTTTCGCCTGAAGATCGCCGAGCGGATCGGAACCAGTCTGATCCCAACGAGCGCCGCCGGACAAAACTTCCGTCAGCGAGGCGTCACGGTTGAAGTCGATGGTCTGAGTCGGATAGTCCTGGCCTGAGATGGTGATCTCACCGTAGATCGTCGCCATCGCGGCCATCCAATCCCATCGCCGTTCGATGGATTCCCGCTCTTCCCGAAGGCCGTTGGCAACGGCAAGATCGAACCGCTGCTGCTGCGACAGGCTGCCGCCGATTGCCTCGCCGAAAGTCCGCCTGACGGCTTTCGACGGATCAACGACATGCTTCGGCTTGACGTAAGCCGGTGCGAATACGCGGGTCGTGAAACCCTGGCTTCGCATGACGCGGCCTTGCACATTCGGAGCGACGAACGGTGCCAACTTCCGATACGGAGTGTCGATCCGGTCGAACATGATCTCTTCACGGTCGCTTGTCACGACTCGCGGATAGAGACGCCGCCAAAAGCCATCCGGCAAATCCGCAAACCGCTGTTGAACAGCGATCAGCGTTTGGGTGTTATAGAGAGTGACCGCCATTCTTATCTCCTCGGTTTACGTGCCAAACTAAGTTTTTGGTTACAGCAGTTGCTTCACCATGATTTCGGTACGATCGAAAACCCGCTTCCGATCGTTCAACGAACCGAACCCCGTGGGCCACACGAGAGCCTCGTGGTTGAAACAACCAGCGACGTAAATCGGGACATAGTTTCCCGGTGTCGCCGCAGCCGCCGCCTGCGCTGCAATCCCGATCGGCATGTCGCTCGGAACGGTATCGGTAGTATCCGCTGCATCGGTCAACGTTGCACCGCTGACGAGGAAGCCGGCATCCCCGACAGCTTCCGCCAAGGCAATCGTATTGCCTGCAACGCCTTCCGAGATCGCGACAACCGTAACCACGTTGGCGACTGCTTCCGCCGTAACCGCGTAAAGGCCGGGATCGGAATTGATGACCGCCGCAAGAGAAGCCGCGGTCACGTCGTCATCCGCATCGATCAGCACTTGCGTTGCTGTCGGAGTCCCTGTCGCGATGAAGGTGATGGCGTGAGCGTTGACTGAAACCGTCTCGGTGTCAGCCGGATTGACGACAGTGATAGTTCCGGAGGCGAACCGATCTGTGACCGTCCAAGGTACGATCTTTCCGCCCGCGTCGCGCTTTACGACTTGGAACTGCACGATGGCCTGTGCATCTGCTGCTTGCGCCTGATCGGTTTTGACTTCCGAATCACCGGCATAAAGCTCGAAAACCGGAGGAACGTCACCCCCACTGCTGACGCCATGCGCGAGAAAATTCGGATAAGTTTGCGTAGCTGCCATTACCGGACTCCTAGATCAGAGGAAAGGAGAGTTACGCTGCCTTCTTAACCGGCACGACTTTGTTGCCGGTTGCAGCAGCATAAGTGCTGAGAAGCCGGTCAGCGACATCGGTATCCGATTCGCCGCCATCGCCTCCGTCGCCGTCCTCCCCGCCGTTGCCGGGATTATCGGCTCCGACACGGGGGTTCGGCGTCCGGTCCATCGCTTGATGAAATGGGGTTCTGCCGCGTCCGTTTCCGGACTGCTGCGGCAGTTCTTCGGCCGAGTTTGCCAGGACGCCTTTGATGTCTTCTGCCGACATCGCCGTGTTGTCGGCCAAGTGAGCGGCGAGCTTCTGTCGCTTCTCCGCTTCCGGCAATGCCATGACAGCGGCGCGGCGTTCCCGCTTCGCCGTGTCATGCGCTGCCAGCGCGATCGGCAATGCTGCGCTGATACCGTTCTGGATGGCGGCTGCGAGTTCTTCCGGAGTCATCTCAATTCCTTCCGATGAAGTGCCTTTCTTGGCACGGGCTTGATACGAGTCGATGACAGCTCTTGCGTCATCCCGAACCGATTGAGGGAGATTATTCATCTGCGGCAATCGGCTCGCTGCTGCATTCCAACCACTCTGTAATGCAGTCTTTGTACCGCTGATGATATCGGCAAACGGGAGATGATAACTGCCGCGTAGGTTTGGGTTCGCCGAATCCCAAACAAGAAATCCGGTCTTAGCTTGATCCGGTTTCGGACTGTTGCCCCCGATCCCTGCGGCGTCGAGCATCCGGCCGGCTGCGGCTGGGCCGTCCCATGACTGGCTCGTGTTGATCGGGAGGGAGCGCGAAGCTCCTACTGCAAACTTTACGGAGTTCGCCATTCGAACACCAAACGTCGGGCCATTCTCTCCGGAAACAGAGAGATTGGAAATCGCATCGGCCGGAGTTTGAACAGCATCGATCAGCCCGTTTTCCAGGGCATCAGGAGGATCGAAACAACGGGCTTCCATTGCCCGGATATCGCCTTCATCGATTCCCCGATTTCGTAAGACGGCATCGAAAAACATCGATGCGTGATAGTCAACGCTTTGCTGTATAGTCTTTTTCGCTGTGCTTGACAAGGGTTCAAATGGATTCCCGTCCGTCTTCTCCTTGCCTGACTTGAAAAATGTGATCTTCACTCCTTCCTTTTCGAGCATTGCGCTCATATCGACGTGCATCGAAACGCAACCGATACTTCCGATTCCCGAAGACGGTGTAGCGACAAGACGATCGTTCGCGCTTCCGAGGAAATATCCTGCCGAATAACAGGAGGCATCGATGATTCCCAAACTTGGTTTGACTGCCCGGCTATTGAACATTTCCAACGAAAGTTCAGGACAGCCTGCCGCCGTTCCGCCGTAGGTATTGTAGTCGTAGACAATCGCCTTCACGTCCGGATCGGCCTCTGCGGCCATGCGTTGCGATCGAATGAAATTGTACCCGGTCGCGAAACCATAACTGCCGCTGAACCGATTGAGGAGCATTCCATGAACAGGAATGATCGCCATTCCATCTGCAAATGCAAAAGGTTTTTCCAATCCGGTCGGAGTCGGTTGAAGCCCGTAGGTCAACAGCAGCTCGGTCTTCCGCTGAATGAATAAGTCTTTCGAATGCGTCCAATCAATCTTCGCGATTTCCTGAATATCTGCGATAAGACGATCGGCGAACTCTTCGGGAAAATAGGAGGCGCTATGATGCAGCCGATCCAAGATATCCCGTGCGAAATGGCCCATGCTAAGCATTCGAATTACTCCCACCACTTCCCGTCAGGGTCCCTTGGGTATCTATTCCTTGGTTATTCTGTTGAGCGTTCAAGTTCGGAGTGATACCCAACTGCCCCATAAAATCGGCTTCACGCCTGTTCTGTCGGAATATCTTCCGCCAATCGAATCCCATTCGAGACAGCTCAATCTCCCACGTCGAAAGATTCGCCTTGATGCGAAGCATCGCAGCTTGCGTCTCTTTCAGCTCGTCGATTTGACCGCGACCGCTACCAATCCAATCGCAAGCCGTAAGAGCTTCTTTCCCATAAGGCTCATAGAAAACTGAGTTTGTCTGCCCGGCAGGCAGAGGAGGATTCCCATCCGCCAAGTCTTCTTCCAACCACAAGGCGTAAATCCAGTTTGCCCTACGATCGGCGATGAATTTCTTCTTCGCCATCATATGCTTTCGCGTCTTCTCTGTCGCGAGCTGTCCGGACGAATAGTTGGTCCGCGAGAAGTCGTTGGAAAACTCCTCATAGCTCACGCCGAGCCCGGCCGCGATATGACGTTGCAAACTTACTTCAAACTCCGTTCCGATGCCGCCCGGCGTTCCAAGGTTGCGTGCATTAAATTTTGTGCCGGGAAAAAGATGAGGGATTTTCGCGCCGTCGATCGCAACGCCGTTTGCCTCCTTCAAGAAGTCGCGAAGTGCGCCTAGATAATCGTGATAAAAGCCGAGAATGGCGGCTGATGCGCTATCTGTGGCTTGACCGCCGCCAAGCATCGCAGCGATAACGTCACTCGGGAGTTCGGACTCGACCGTAGCGGCATAACTCGCATTGATGACGGCATTCTGAAGCGTGATATCGCGGAATCGTTTTGTCATCCTCATAGTCTTGAGGACTGCAACGATCTCGGACACAGCACGAGTTTGACCGGGTAGAACCGGATCGATGGTATGCAATACCATCTGTCGGTTCCACATTGGCGGGGCTCCCGGTATCAGGTTCTTCGCCGCAGGTACGAAAACCCAAGTAAATGAATTGAGGTTGAAGAGAACAGGATTGAAGAGAACGCCTTGTTCTGCCACTCGAATGTAATATCCGAGTGGCTTGCCGCGATCGTCGATCTTGACGCCACGTCGAAGATTAGCATCGTCAATCGTGTTGTTCGGATTGCTCAGGCGAGCGGGCGACACATGCTGGATGGCAGTATAGAACGGGCGATCGGCTTCCCGAATCCATTCAGCAGTCGCAAGGTCTTCCCCGGTATATCCCCATCCGGTAATCGCCATCCGGATTATTCCGGTAAAGGTCAATCGTCGGGCAGCATCGAACCAGCATTGTTCGCTATCACCGATCAGGTTGAACGTCTCTTCGACGTATTCTTGAAATTCTGCCGCCCAAACTTCATCGTATCCAGGGTCTATTCGGGACAGAATTTGATAGTTCGGCTGAGCGTTCAACCGATACTGGCTGCCGACGATCCCATTCCGGTACAGGTCAACGACGCCCTGCACGAAGCCGTCGTTAAGAACCATCTCCCGACCACGGGAATCCGCCTCTTCCTTGGCCGCGTTGATGAGCTGATCGGGAGAAGCGCGAGAAGCGAACCATAAGGCGGTTTCCCGCTCATTTCGCTCTGCGCCCTCGATACCGCCGCCCATCGCACTGATGCCCGGCTTACCGCTCAAAGCCGGCAACATCTGTTGAGTTATGACGCTCTTGCGTTTGGGCATTAGAAAAAGAAATTCACAGGACGGGTAACGACAGTAGCGGTGCCTGCGATACAGGCATCGTATTGTGCCTGAAGAACCGCAACCCGTGAGATGAGAGCCGGAAGGCTGGCTGGCGTGTACATGACGCGGGAGCCGTCCGCGTCCTGAACTTCTCTGATAGCGGCTCCACGTTGAAGGGCGTCAAGAGCTGCTTGAGCCGCATCAAGACGGGTTTTGATCGCCGCGCAATCCGCCATTACGTCAACTCTTCTTCGGGAAAATAGGCTTCTTCCCTTTCCGGAAAATCGGCTTCTGTCCCTTGGCAGGCTTTTTCGGTGCTGATTTTGCCACTACCGACTCCTATGCTAAATCTTTCCCGAGTTCAGAGAAGTCAATACGCTTTTCAACCCTTGGAGTCAATGCCTCTACAGACTTGTCAACATCCTTCGCTTGAATGATTAACGGATTTCTCGACCAATCGTCCGCCCACACCGGAGGATTCATCCAGTTGATCGATTCGACGCGAAGCAATGATGAGGCACAAGCGCCTATGCAATAATACAACAAATCCCAGGATTCATTTCTGACTCCTCGGGTCCCTTCCCAACGTCCGCGCTCGTCCCGATGTTCGACGCAAAGCTCCTTATAGAACCACGTTGGAAGCCAATCCGGAAAACGGATCATCCCTTTTCCCGGCGTCAAACTGTCGAGTCTATGATTCAGAGCATCCTTCAAAACATTCGAGTTCAAAAACAGAACCGGGACATCGCCTCGTGCGGCTGCAAACTTACTTTTCTGCTTGCTATCTGGAAAATCGATGTAAGTTCGAGGAGCCGTCATCAAAGGATGACCTTTCACGAGATGAAAGCGAGAGGCCAAACCTTTCCGACGAAGAATGCGGTAAAACTCATAGGCATTAGTCGTAACACCGTCCTCGCCTCCTGAATCTCCAATCGTCATTTTGATCGACATTCGCCGACCGGACCCGTCGTCCAACGGATAGGTTTTGCTCATCACGTCTTCGATCAGAATTTCCCAATCTTCGACATAAGTGCCAGGACGAACTCGGTCGTATTGATCCTCATATTCAAGCCGTTTCGACTTGGTGATGCTCCACCTATCGACAATCGTAATATCGTATGGCGAACCCGGCCCGATCCCATGAACCTGAACAACGAACCGAGAACGTTGAACATCGACGCACGCAACAAGAAACCGAACTCCGGAATGAACCTGAAGCTCTTCGAATGGTTCGGCCCGGTCCATCAGGACTTCAGGCAATCTTTCCAGTTCAAGCTTCTTCGGGACGTAGGGCTGAGCAAGGCTGGTGTTAAAGAAGGTCTGAAGAGCTGTCTCGCTCCCCGTGCGTTCGAACTCCTGGCTGGCATTCAGATACTCAATCACGAGCTGCGACCAAGTTTTGAAACCGGCAGCAACGCCCTGAAGCCAGAAAGACGCAATACGGCTACGCGAGGACTTACCTACGATCTTACCTTTCTCATCGACGCTCTGACCGTCTTTCAGCCAAACAGACTCTTCAAGCATCCACTGGCGTTGAAACGGCCAAATCTCTTCGTCGCAATGTGGGCAAATCATCCGCACTGTATCGGCCGCGTCGAGAGCATTGTCCCGCGCGTCCCATTTCAAATTTCCCCATGTGCCTTCGAAGTATTCCGTGCAATACGGGCAAGGCCAGTAGAGCCGCCGCCTATCGCCTCGATTGTAGAGCGCCAGGATGCCCTTACAGGGGGGTGCTTCGTGCCGGCTACCCGGAACCCATCTCATGTCCTCAATGGGCCTAGACGGGCTCGACTCGGCGACTGTGAGGGCAAAGGATTTGAACGTCGTGGTTCGCATGAACGCGAGGTCGAACGGCGAGCCTTCATCGCTCACCGAATCGTCCATCCGGTCATAATCGGTCAACGCGATATGCGGAACCGGCTTGCCGGCCATTTCGCTGACAGTCGGCCATGACAAGCTCAAGATCATTCCGGATTGATACTGCTTCGAACCTTTGTTGTCATAAGCCCGGCTCCGGATAAGCCGTGATCGGATATGGGGGCTGTTCGCGTTCAACCTATCCACGCGGCGAACTGCGAAGTCTCGTGCGTTCTGCTGCGTCGGATTGAACACCGTCATGTCCATCGGTTCTTGCATGACGGAATAGGCAATCCAATTGATGATTAAGCCTTCGGTCTTACCCGACTGAGCCGGCCCGCAGAAGATGATCGCGGCCAGCTCTCGGCTCGAAAGCAAGTTTTGCGGCTCGACCATGTAGGGAGCCTGCGATTCATCCCAATTGCCGGATCGCGCACCGGGCCGTCGAATAACTACGAACTTCTTGGCGCATTCGGTTACGCTCATACGTCCCGGCTTACGAAACGCCTCCCTCGCTACCGACACGAAAATTTCAGCGACGCTCTTATATTTCCCCTTCCTCGGCAGAAGGTTCGGGTCCTGATCGACTCGGTTTTCGTAGTTCTTCGACAATGGCATTGCCAAGGCTTTCAAGCGTTGCATCAAGCGTACCTTGAACGATTGCTCTCTGCTGTTCGTTCAAGCCAGCTTTATCCGCAAGCTCGTCAGGAAGCAAGAGCAAGTTCATTCGCACTGAATTGAAAGCCGACGAAGCGACAGACTCGATATCTGATGTATGCCACAACTCGCCGACTAATTCTTCGTACTTCCGACGTTGAGCTAGGCCCTCCCAAAACATTTTATTGGTCATGGCCGGAAAGTCACGCGGGTCCATCTGTTGAAGTGCCGTTTCAATTTGCTTCTCGGTCAACTTGACCCGCACGAGATACTGAGCTGCATCCTTTATCTGATAGAGAGGCGTTCCTTTGTTATTCACACCGGATGTCGGACAGCTCACCAATCTTCTTTCCACGTTCTGACGCTTCATGCCGAAAATTTCAGCTAAAGTCGTCACACTGCATCCGTGAAAGATCGCAGCTCTATCCGCAGCCGAGTAAGTTCTTCCTCTGCCGTCGCCACTCTCCGGAGGCGACGGCGAACGTGTTCTTTTCATGGTTTGCTTACTCTGTCGGAACTGTTACACGTTCGCGAGGATCGCCGAGAACAAGAAATCGAAGACGGGAATCCATTTCGGCCATTTGCCGCTGAATGCTTTCGATCTCCTGCGCCCGCGATAGCTCTTCCTTCGGTGTGATCGTCGGCGGCAATTTCTCGTACCTGCCGTCATCGAACTCCGGAGCATACCGAAACCAAATTTTCCCGTCAGCCTCGTCTCGATAAGCCACGAGGATATCGCCTTCCTGCGGCTGATGCGTGCTGGCCTGAAGTTCTCCCCGGCCGATCTCGACGTAGGTTGATTGCCGCTTTAAGTGCCGCCATCGCGCCATCGTCGGCGTAATCATCAACTGGCCTTCAAGCGTCAGGATGAGACGCTTGCTGTATTGAGCGGCATCCAACAGCTCTTCATAGAGATGGTGCAGCCAATCTTTCGTCGAGAAATCTCCCCGACCGAGTCCGACACCATACTTCCGCCATCCTACACGTTGCCGAGCCAGAAGTTCGGCCCGTATGGATTCTGTCACAGGATCAGGAGGCGGCGTTCCGTTGCCCGGCTGATCGGTATGACCGGGAGCCCGTCGATAATCGCTCATCTTTCGCCTCGCTCGATTGATCGGTTGAAAGTAAGTTTTTGTCGTCAGACGGACGTTCATTTCTGGCTCCGCACCAAGGACAGAACCAATTAGGGCGGTCTAGCGGAGCATCGCCGATGCTCCACCACATATTACAAACACCGCAACTGAAGTGAACGAGCCGTTCTACCGATTCCTTAAACTTCGCAGAACCCGCCCATGCACGCGAATTCCTTCGCGGCCTCCGTGTAATCATCATCCTCCTTGAACTCCGACCAATCGATTGTCTCAGGTGTTTTCGCCTTCAGTTCCTCGAATTGGACCTTCGTGCAAACGATGTAAGGAGCTTGTCGATATGTCCCACCATCATAAGGCAGAAACGCGATACCGGAAACCCAATTGAAATTCTTGTGAACCCAGCCGCCTACCTCCATCCACTCGCGGTCCTTCACCGAGATCGTGACGGATGGCTTGTGTTCGCAATAGTGCTGCTGATAGAGGAGCCATATCTGAAGATGCTCCATCGCTGAATAGTCGTCTCGGGTAATCGCGCCTTCCGGCACCGTTATGGGGAAATACATAACGCGCTCGGTTTCCGGTGCCGCGACTGAAGGCTCGGTATAGACGCCGCGCGTCGTCATGAAAGCCGCGACAGGATCGACGGTGTTCGCTCGGTTCGTCCTGATGTAGAAATTCTTCGTATGCCGGCCGTGCAGCCCCGAACTGCAATCAACGAGGTTCGAATTGTTTCCCTCGGGCTTTACCGTCGTGATCGCGGCCGAACGATTGATACCAATGCGATCCGCCCAATCTGCATTTGTCTCGACAGCGAGATCGCGCATCATCCCGAGAACGTTCGGCAGCTCAATCTTCACGCCATCGACAACGAAATCGTCCGACGTGAAAGTACCATTTCGAACATAGTCGAGCCCGGCCATGAATTTGTTGTCGAAGATGCCGTTCAAGCTGACGCCCAGCAGCCGTTCCTCTTCACAGTTCTTCCGCCAGTCATCTTGGAGGTAACGGAAATTCGTCAGCGTCGATTGCAGCGTACCGAGAATTGTCGAAAGCTTGATCTTATAAAGCAGCTCTCTCAATCCGTCGCTCGCGCGGATGATGTTAGTCGTCAAATTGCAGAACTGACGAGGACGCAAGATGATCTCACCGCACGGATTGAGCCCGTAATGATCGCCCCATTTATCCACGTCGATCCGCCGCGACCGTCGCGCCTGTTCGATCAGGGCTCGCCGACTGATTTGCCCACGCTCGCCGGCCTGAGAACGAATAAGTGCAAGCCATTCCTCCGCGAATTGAGTCGCAGAAGGCATGTCTGTCCAAACCGCTGAATTATTGGCAAGGCGAAAGTGAGGCTTACGATTCCACCACTCTCCTGACTTAGCATCTCGCATACGCTCGTCGGAAGGGTTCGATAGACTGATCTCCGCTCCCCGACGCACACCACCACTGTTCGCAACATCGCTTGCCTTCGTCATCAGGTCGTGGTTGTCATAGCTCGTCAGCCGACGAAGATCAGCATCAACCGACGCCTTGAAGATGTCGATGGTATGTTGAAACAAATCCTCAAGCGGCTCCGGACCCGAGGCCCGTCCTCCGAACGTCATCAGCCGGGTTCCCTTGCCCCGGACTTTCGACGTATTCCATGACGGTATGACGCCTTGGTAGAGCATCATAATCAGTTGGCGGAATGACTCACACCAGCCGATCTTGTCGTCCTCAACGACGATAGTATAGTCGGTTTCGCCCAACGCATCCGGCAAAAACGGCATTTGGTTTGTGTATTGCCGTTCGACCGAGAAGCCGACGCCGACCGAACACATGGTAAGATAGAAAGCCTCATCATGCGTTTGAATTCGATCACACGGCGCATAAGCACAGTTGTACGCCGCAGCGTTATCCCGCTCCAATGCCGGCCCTGCCGTCATCATAGCTCGCATCGACGGCATCACGAGAAGGAACAGAATTCCTTCATAGATCGCAATCTGAGTCTCTTCAGGGATGAGGTATCCGAAATTGTGGTAGATATGGTTGAACAGAAAATGGCAATACCGGAAAACGGTTTCCGGCCAAAACTCACGCCGTCCCCATTCATCGACGTATCGACTGTATTTCGTCAAATGTGTCTGCTGCTGGTATAAAGACGGCAGGCTGATATGACGATAGTTGTCGAGCTTGATGAAACATGCGTCTTTCATTTTTTCAGTCTCCGATGGAGCCGCTGTAAGCGACGATACATGGCCTGTTGGGCATCTTCGAGATGTTGAAGCCGCTTAGCCACAACGTTATCCACAGTGCGCCGAGCGGCGAAAAGGTGAACCGTAACCGTCTCCTCCTGGCCTCTTCTATCGAGCCGGCCGATCAACTGTTCGAATAGCTCGGCCGAATGGAAGAGATCGAATACCGCGAGATGATGACCGCCGAACTGAAGTTCGATCCCGTGTGAAGCTGAAGCAGGATGAATGAACATCAACTTGAACTTCCGCCTATTCCACTGTTCGATCATCTTCCCTTGCGGGTCCATAACAGCCGCCTTGGGAAATCGTTGTTTCAAACGAGCGAGGGTAGGTTTGAACCAATAGGAGCAAAGAACCGGCTCATCTTGGGTTTCGTCGAGAAGCTGTTCTAATTCCTCAAACTTACTTTCATGGAAAAAATGAACGCCGCGCTGATTGTCGTAGACCGCCCCCGATGCGAGCTGAAGAAGCTTGCCGTTCAAAATGCCGGCTGACTTCGCTTCAATTATCTCCTCATCCGGAGCCTCAAGAATAGCCGTCTCCTCGAATTCCCGATATTGCTTGACGATGATATCGGGAAGTTGAACCGGCCGAATACGAATCATCGGCTCTTCCAAATCTCGGAAATCGGCTTTCCTGATCGGCAACACGATATCCGAGATGACCCGCTCCATCTCTTCTGCGCCGCCCGGCCGCAGGTCCCATTTCTTCGTGTAAAAGTTCTGAGTGAAATACCGTTGACGGAAAGCAGTTATCCCCCGACCGAATCGTTGTCCTTGGTCCAATAGATAAATCTGCGAAAAGAAATAGATGTAGGATTGCTTTGCCGGCGTCGCCGTCAGCTCGTGAACACGGTCCATATACGGACGCATATCCTTGATCGCGTTGAACACGTTTGAGTTATGATCCCGCAACTTCGACGACTCATCCCATATCAGAATCCGATACGGCCAAGGCTTCCGACGAGTGACGTAATAATCTACCAGCCAATCGGTTGCTTCATGATTGATGACATGAATCAAGGATCGGCTTTTCAAGAGATTCCGGCGAAGACGGTTTTTCAACTCTGTCAAATGCTGCCCGATCAAACTTAGTTTCGTCTTCGCGGCCTCCTTCCGATCCGTCATGTGAGAGAGTCGAGGATGCAGCTCTTCATTCATCCTTTTGCGCTCGGCTATCAAACGGGGATCGTCGTCTTCAACCCGGAGAATTGTAGAAGACATCCACGCGGTATGCCGCCATCGAGATATCTCAGGCTGCCAAACAGTATTCGCTACCTTGATCGGAGCATCGATCAGCACTTTCGCGTGATACCCTTCAGCGAAAAGCCTATCGAGAAGCGTCAGGATGACAATAGTTTTACCGAAGCCGGTCCCAGCGAAGAGGGCTGAATACGGATGATCGTAGAGCCAATCGACTGCGTAATCCTGCGATTCAGTCAAATCTTCTCTGCCGCCCCGAACGGCAGTCCGGAAAAGTTGATCGAGATAGGATTCGGCGCTGAACATCATCCGAGCCCGGTAGCCCTCGATTGAGCCCATTCATTCACTTGAAGAATCGGCCATACCCAATCAGGGCATCGACCGCGACCGAATACCACGACTCCGATTGTCCCTTCCGGATTACCGAGACGTGCTTTGGCCTCAACAAATGAACGCCCCGTTGTAAGCACGTCATCGACGATAAGAACCGGATATCCGGAATCGGGTTCGGCGTATCGATCAAGAGCTTGGGCGAAACGATTCCCGCCTCTCGGTATGCCGTAAACCGAGCGGAACGCAAACTTCCAAGCGACGAGTTTTGCGAGTGCTGCCCAATCGGCACTGTCGAGAGCATCGCAATCAAGCTTCCAGGGAAGTTGGAATTTGCTATGGGTAGAGAACCAGCCGAATTTGAATAGGGCATTATAGATCGATCTTTCCTCATCGTTGACCGCTTTGCCCATTGGAAGCCAAATGACATGGGCTCCCCGGTGACGGGCCTCACGTTCGGCTGCCGCGATCATGATACCGCCGCCTTCCGGCCGAATCGTCACGGCTACCATGCCGGGCGGCGCATTTCTGACCATCATCCGAATCGTATGAGCGATATCGATATTACGGCAGTCGAGAATGTACGGCTCGCCGTCAAGCTTATCTAAAGCTCCACTCAAAATATCTGGCGGTCTGATACGTCGGATCATTTGAGCCCCAATATCTTGTTAGCAGATTTCAAGTTATCGACGACGTAGACTTCGACGCCGGCTTCCCTGAGTTCGTTGATTCGCTTTTGCTGAAGCGGTTCGGGCTCTCTGCCGTGACGCTTCCATTCCATCAGAACCACGCGGCCCCGACCGCAATGAGGACACCGATCTTGCTCGGCGCATCTCGCATAGAACCGATCCGGAAACCCATCGGTTGAAGTTCGCATGATCTTAGAGACGAACCATCCTGCCTTCTGAGCCCAGGTCCGATGATCGCGCTCGACTTCTTTCTCAAGCGGAACCCGTTCCATGATCGGTTTGAATTTTCTCATAGGTAATCATCTCCCCAGCCGTCCCATCCCGGTCGATAGCGCGTTGCGAAAAGCTCGCAATAAGGACCGGCCATAAGCCGCTCGATACGCGTCGCGCATTCCTCGGGCTTTCGACTGTGCTTCGTCGCCGGCTCCCATATCGTTGAGCGCACGTTCCGCTCGATACGCTTCGGAGAACCGCGCGTGAACAGGAGAACCGATTCGCTCTCCTGCCGGGACCAATGCCCCATCCCCATCTTCGGCTGTCCGTCCTTGGTCGTCTTTACCCATTCGAAAACCTTCGTTTTGAAGGTGAAACCCCAAGCCCGGCCGACTTCCATCGCCTGTTCGAAGTGAGCGCCGAAAGTCCAAAGGAAGAGGCCGCAATCCCGAGCTGCCAATTCGGCAACCGGAAGGGCCTTCAAATCGGCTAAGGACATCACTTGATACGGCGCTTCCTCCGTGCGATGCGGCAGCGTCGGCCCGCTGTATGACTTGAAGGACCAGGGCGGGTCCGCCAGGATCACCCCGTAGGACCCGCTGCGGAGCCCCAGGAAGGCCCTGTTAGGCATCGTCGGGTAGGATGGTAGCCTGAACGGCAGTTCGGCCCTCCACAGCCCTCCCAGCGGCTTCTACAAGGGTAAGGAGATCGTCACCCTCCCGCCGAGCCCGAGCGTAAGGCCATTTGTCCGTTCTCGCGAGCCCTTCCCCTTCACCGTCGAAGTATTCCGGTTCCTCGTAAGGCTTTTTAGCCGGCCAGCCCTCAACGGCCGACTGAGGGATTATGAAACTGTCCCGCACGTCAACCCGCATATTATCGGTCAATACCCACGGGCCGTCCGGATGACCGCTGTTTTCCAGAAGACGAAATACCTTCATGGCTTCAGCTTCAGGGATGATTTTCATGTCCCATCCGTCTTCGCCTTTCCGGCGAACGGACATTTGGAAGCCAGGACCATCCGTCTTCGTGCCGTCAGACTTGGTGTAAACCGAGTTCTGATAGAACAGGGTAAAGCCGCTGATCTCTCGCGGCCGGTGCGGTATGTCCGATAGTTCGGACAAGATTTTCTCAGCCAACGTGTTTTTCTCCTCTTGCGGAAGTTCCCATTTCCGCCAGTAATAGGGTCCGACAGTCCGTCCGGTGTTGCTGACGAACGAATCGCCGACTTCAATACGAGCGAATCGCAGCTCGTCAGGCAGCTCCCAAAGGCGTAGCTCTTCCGCCGAAGGATAGCCGAATGCGATGCCGATCATTCGCATCCCCGGCCCTTCGTGCCGTAATCCGATGATGTCGGATCGTCACCAAGGACATAGGTTTCCCAAGGAACCCATCTGGCCGAAAGGTTGCCGGGACACCAAAAGCCCCAATTGCGCCAGTGCGGGAATCCAAGGAACAGGGACCATATCGCCTGCGGTTTCCCGTCCGCCTTCCACAGCACAACCCGGTGCGGAGTAGACGGCAGCCGAAGACGAGGCCGCAGGTATTCGACCCGCTTCAGATAGGTTCTCGGCAACGGCATCCCTTCGACCGGCTTCACGCAATAAAGCTCTTCCCGGTAGCCGATAGGAGACAGCACAACCGAGATGTTCACCATCCGGTGATCGTGCAAATCTTCTTCATCGTCGCGCAGGAAGTTGTGCAGATAGCAGTTGACGAAACGGTTGCGCGGCCAAACGTACCAGCGCCAATACGTCGGGTTTTCGATCTTGAAGGAAGCCCCGACTTCGTTCGATCCGGCTCCCGGTAGAACCGGAGCGACAAGAACCTTCTTACCGCCGATGGCAATCGGATTATGCGGATCGACGCCGACCGGATGCGCGTCTCGTGTCCGACGAATGAACGCGTCGATTTGGCGATCAGCCCATGACATGAGACGCCCACGGTATATCATATCACGCCTGCCAGCTTCAGGACGCCCAAAATCACGGCGTACAGAACCACGCCTGCAATCGGGCCGAAAAAGAACACGCCGCTTCCCTCAACCCCTAACCGTCCCATCGTTCATGCCTTTCGGTAATAGGCTCCGGACCAGCCGGCAGCGCCGAGAGGCAATCCCGAAGCCCATTCGATTGCCTCGTACATCAACTCGCCGAGGTATTGCCACGTAAACCTGTTGTCGCCGACACGTCCACGAGCGATCAGCTCGTCATGGGCATGGCCGACAAGCTTGAAACCTGCCTTGTGAGCCCGCATCATGCCGACCGCCAGGACATCCCTAGCTATCGCTTGCACGATGTTCTCGATTATCACGCCGCCGTGCGATTCGATCCGCCGCCAAACGTTCCGGCCTGTCGGCGTATTGTCGCGGCCCCAATGCGTGAAAACCTTCCGGTAATAGCTCTCCTTGACCTTCTTCCCTCTGACGATCTTCTCGATTGTGATCTTCTTGTTTTCGATCCGTGGCTGATAGTAGTAGATGCGCCGGCCGCTCGGCAGAAGAATCGTCAGATATGGCGGATTCCGTTCAAACACCACAGGGCCGACCGTAACAGGGCCTTCGCCGCGCATAACCTTGCGGATCGCCTTCTCGTAAAGCTTCCAGTGCGCCGGTATCTCCTCATAGATATCCCGGTAAACGCCGACAGCTTTAGTCGCTGTCGGAATGTCCATGTCCACTCCCATATTTTCGGCATAACCGAGAAGCCCTGTCTTCTTACCATTCTCAAGCTCCTTGCCCGGCCCTAATCGAAACCCACAGCCGAGGGCTGGCGGTTTACATATGCCGCGCTCTTCACTGGTGATCTCGGATTCCGGTTTCCGATAGAACTCCTTTCCGAAATCACGATATGGATCGCGGCCATCCTTGAACACTCTCAAGAGCCGCTTGCATTTCGTCACCCATGCGATAACGGCACTCTCAATAGATTTGAGATCGGCGGTTTTGAACTCCTCTCCGTCCGGACAACGGAACATCGATCTCATGCAGCCGGAAAGCGCGATCATCGGTTCCGGCACTGCCAGTTCCAAGTTTTTCATATCGCCGGCACGGATCAAATCAGTCACGAAAGTAAGTTTCGCATCCGATTTTTCAGCGTCGAGGAGTTTCGGCGTCCGTTTCACGTTCTGCGTCTGCACCTTGCGACCGGCCCAACGAAGGGTCCGTGATGCGCCGCCAAACTGAAGCGTATACCGAATACAATTTCCTGCCCCGACGACAAGCTTCGCTGTCTTCGCCTTGTTCACGCTCGTCAAGCTGGCGTACTGGCGCAGCTTGAGGACCTTTACCAGCAGCTTCGAAAGCCCTAGCTCCCTTCGTTTCTTCAACGTCTTCTTGACCGTATCAGCTCGAAGATCGGTAGCCGTGTATCCATGCTTCCTCAACCACGGCTTCAACTGAGTTGTCGAGTTCGGGTTCTCGCATCCCGTCAACTTGGACATCCTCGCGAGAAGCGCCTTGCGCCGCTCTGCCGACATCCAAATGATGTTCTCGACAAACTGCATATCGATAGGGATTCCCCGGTCGTTGATGAGCTGATCTAGCTCATACAATTCCCATTCGAACTCGGGGATCGGATATTTCTTCAAGCTCAACCGATGCAGGATAGCCTCTTCCGAGATTACGTCCTGCCGATTGTACTCGCAAAATTCTTCCCAAAGCTCAGGATCGGTAGTCCAATCTCGTATCCTATAAGGCTGGTTTTTCGTGACCTTGTTCGGCATACAGAAGATTTTGATGAGCTTCTTGCCGGTCGCCATCTTCTGTTTGTCTGACGGAAGGCCAATCTGAACGCCAATTTGTTCCAGCCGGCCGGCGAAGCAGTGCATGTACGACAGCACTTGCGAACAGCGCCAGCCTCGCCTCGGCGTCTTCAGCTTCAGGATACGTTTAGTGATAACCCGTTCGAACTGAGCGTTAAACGCCCACTTCTTCACCCGAGGGTCTAAGAGAGCCCGGCGAAGCTCGCTCGGCATCGGGCCGAGATGGGGGAACCATTGCTTGAGCTTCCCTTTGTTTATCCGGTATGCCGCCATCAGAACACGGCATGACGGATGGGCGCTGTAAACGTCTAAACCAACTTTCGTCAGGTCCAATTCGCAAAACGTTTCGAAATCGAGATGAAGCGTTCGAATAACCGGATGGAGGACCGACTCAAGCTCTGCGTCCGTCAGAACGCGGGCCGGCTTACCGACAAGCTTGAGAGGTTTGGTCATACGAAAAATCCGAAAATCAAACAAAGGACGACTCCCCCACACCGCTCGCGTGCCTCGTGTGGGGGATCGTTCGACAAGGTGGAACAAGCGTTGCCGCCTCGGTACACGGAAAAACCTCGGCGAGCTGCCTAACGCGAGCGGTCGAACCTGCTAAACTTCGTCGTCATCATCATCATCATCGTCATCGTCGTCGTCATCGTCCTCCGCGTAGTTGTCCATTTCCTCGTCGATCTCGTCATCCGAGATGCGACCCTGCCCGAACGGCTCGCCATCCTTGGCAAACTGAACGGCGACGAGGCCCGCGTTGACCTTCTTGCCGAATTTGTTGTTCATGAACCACGGGCGGATCACGGCGTTGACGTAGCAGCCGCCATAGATCACGTCGTCATCGACTCCCGGCTTCAGAACCTTCGGCTTCCCGGTTTTCGAATCGCGGATGCGATGCCGAACCGCGACCTTCTTCGATTCGGAGGCGTTGATGGTCCAGTGACCTTCGTTCTCCTCCTTCTCGCTGAGATCGCCGTCGCGAAGGAATTTGTTGTCGGCCTTCAGTTTCTTCTGCTTGTTCTCCTTCATCAACTGCGCGATCCGATCTTCGATCAGCTCGCGAGCCGGCCGGTACGCCTTCTTCTTCGGCAGCAGAAGGACGATGCTGTGCTTCGCCTTGGCGTCGTCGTCATCGCCCTTGTACTTGGTCAGGACATGCGGATAGGAACACCGCACCCCTTCGACGAAAATCGTGCCGTCGCTGTAAAGCTTGGCATACTTCACTTCCTTGACGACAACACGCGGTTCTTTCTCAGCCATAACGGGCTCCTGTTTCGAGTTTCAGGGTTTCATGGTCTGAAGTTTGATCGGCTCCTCCTTTCGATATTTCGAGAGTTGAACGTTGATAGCATACTCGGCCGCACGCCGAGCCGCTACATCAGAACCGTAGGGTCCACGATTGTAGATCGCGTTCTCACCGACGATCCGCCAGTAGTACCGGCCTTCGATCTCAACAACGAGGTAGGCTAGTGTCTCCACTCTTCGCGCTCCTCCGGTGTTGCCGTCAGGTTGTTGCACATGGCGATGGACTGCGCTTCGTCCTTGCTTTTGACTTGCTGTGCCTTGCCGTTCGGGAAGACAACGTACCAATGACCTTCCTGTTGGACGGCAACACAACCCATCCGGTGATCGTATGGTTCGAACCTCATTCGAAATCCCCCGTATAGTCGGGAAGAGCCTCCCGGTCGTCTTCACCCTTGCGAACCAATGTCGGCTTGCCGGGCAATCGATCAACGAACAGCTCAATATATTGCTCAAGAACCTTTCCGCGAAAGCCGTACTCCCGTAGAACCTTCGTCATCTTGTTCGGAGACAGCAGCTCCCGCTCGAAAATCTCATCCTCGGGAATGCCCAGCAAACTAAGTTTCTCGGCAAGCTTTTTCGGCTCCTTCCAATGCCTGAACTTACGCCCTTCGGTGATGTAGAATTCCCCGATGTCCTCGCCGTCAGAGCCACGTTCAAGCAGGACTTCTCCAATCCGTCGAAACCAAGTTTCGAAGATGCGCCTGAACGCATAGATCCGAGCTAATTCCTGCGTCGAGAGACGAAGGACCGTCGTTTCCATTGACTTTGGAGGCGTGAAGATCGTAACCGCTTTAGCCTCTTTGGCCGAAACGGTAGTTTCTTCGAAACTTTCATCGGCGATAGCCTCCAAAGCCGCCAGCTTCGCCCGGCAATCATCTCGCCGTTTGCACCACGTACACTGCTTGACGCCAACTGTGTACGAGCGGTTGTTCCGCTTCCACGCTTTCTTCGCACGGACCTTTGCCCACTCCATCCAGTCAAGCAACTCTTGCCGAGTGATCTCCCAAAGGTCCCAATGCTTCAATCTCGGCTGAGCAATGTGCAGCCCCATCGTCTCAAAGTGATAAAGCCAATCGTGTTCTTCAAAAACTCCCGCCATATAGAGGAGGAGCTGAGTATTGTCTTTCGCGAAAACCTTTATCCCCGTCCCGTACTTCCAATCAATAATGTCAGCACGGCCAGAAGCAACAAATCCAACATCGAGAGTGCCGCTTTGATTGGGAATGGGTGTGATATGACTGATATCAACCCGCTGCTCAACGTACCTGCGGCCAAGAAAATCTCTAATATACGCAAAACATTGCTCCCCGTAGAAAAACATATCCTCATCGACTTCAATGAGGAAAGGTTTGTCCGTCTTAGTGTTGGCGTTCTGCGGCCATACCTCGGCAATCTGATGCAGGCGATAGGCCGGCTCCTCTCCGGTGTTCAGCCATTCGGCCATGAGATCATGAAACACGGTTCCCCGTGCTGCATCCTCTCCTGCGCTGTCTGGATAAAACCGACCGTCGAGAAGCGCGGCCTCACAATTAAGCCAAGTCGCGGAATAGCTCGGGCGAAAGAGGACTATCGCCTCTTCTTCATAGAGATTGTCTTCAGACACCCGACTACTCCGCGACGAAACTTAATTTAGGTTACGACGCCGGCCTAGTCGTCGTCGTCATCGTCATCATCGTCGTCGTCGTCATCGTCGTCCTCGGCCTCCTTGATCGCGGCCTCAGCGGCAGTGATGAACGCGGCGTAATGCTTCGGATCGAGTTCGGCGGTCGCGCTGACTTTGCCGATCTTCTTCAGCAGCTTGACGACGGTGGGTTTGTCGGTCGCATCGCGAAGCTTCTCGCCGATGGCCTTCACCGCGTCGAGCGTCGGCCCCTTGTCCTTCTTGCCGGCTTTGCCGGGCTTCTCGCCGGTTGCGTCGCCGACGCCGCCCTTGAACTTTTCGAGGGCCTTCGTCAACGCGATGTTGGACTCCGTGTTTTCTTTCAACGCTTGTTCGAGCGACATCGTAAACATCTCCAAATGTTACACCCTTGCCAGAAGGGCAACGAAAAGATAGTATCATCCGCTGGATGACCCTGCAAGCGGAAAAATTCGATGATTTCTTTCCCTTATCCGGATTGGATATCCAGAATGCCGGATGGTCCTCAGAAATTGAAGGCAATGAACAGGTTTAGACTGAGACTTGCTGCGCTATACGCGCATCCGGACGGGAGACTTTGTACTCTTGCCCGTCTTATCGGCATTTCGCGCTCCGCTCTGAAGTCTCAAGTCAGATCGCAGGATTGTCTCGCGAGCGCGGAGACAAAAGAAGGCATCGAAAGGCTTCTCGGCCGACAATTCCTTCCCCCCGACCGGCCTAAGAATGGACAAGATTGGTCTTATCTCAGTCGTTAGGGAGCCCGCATTGTGGCGAAACTGTACCTGAAGAGGTACGGCCATCGAATCCTCGATAATGGATTTGAAGTCGTACCGATTACACCGGGAACCAAGTTTCCGAACTTCGAAACGTGGAGGAACCTACCGAAAATCAGCCACAAGAGAGTAAACCGCTGGCTCTCAAACGGTCACGCCCGAGATGGCGTCGGCATCCGTACCAAATTCACCCCGTTTCTCGATATCGATTGCCCGCATGACGAGGCCCGCGAAGCCGTAATTAAGTTTGCAGAGGAGACTATCGGGTTTGCTCCCGTTCGCGTCGGTAATGCACCGAAAATCGGGATGCCGTATCGAGCCGTCGAACCGTTCAAGAAGGTGCAATCCAAAGCCTTTGCCGATCCGGAAGGCCGGAAATGTCAGGTAGAGTTCTTAGGCGACGGTCAACAGTTCGTGGCCTACGCCATACACCCTGATACGAAGAAGCCCTACCGATGGACAGACGACGGCATGAACCCCGTCGAGATGGCTTGGGACGATCTCGCACCATGTACTAGAGAACAAGCCGAAGCTGTCTGCCAATTCTTCAATGAACGCTGCGTCGAAGAGGGCTGGCAGCGATGGAAATCGAAGAAAAGAACCACGGGTACAGCCGTCGCCGTGCGGCGCGCGAGAGATGTTGACGACATCACCGATGGCGACGGGACGCCGCTCGGCCTCTCGACCGATGAAGTTCGGTCATGGATGGAACGGCTGCCCAACGATGAGTCGGTCGAATACGAGGATCAGTTCGAAGAGCGGCCGGATACCGCAAACTACCGCAATGTGATCTTCGCCATATGGCACGAGACAAACGGCTCGGATGAGGGCCGCGAGATCGCATGGGATTGGTCTGAACAGAACACGGCGAAGCATGAGCAAGAAGAAGGCCGGTTCGACAAGCTGTGGCGCTCGGCCGATCCCGAGGAGTTGGATTACCCGGTCACATTTCGCTACGTCATTCGGGTAGTCCTCAACATCGAACGCGAGGCGAAAAAAGAGCTTCGCGACAACTACATCGAATCGCTGAAGGATGTCGATGACATCGACGAGCTGAAAGAGCTGGTTTCGAAGATCGCCAAGACTCAATTCGACGATATGGACTTGGGACAGCTCGCCGCCGAGCTGAAGCGAGCGTTCACCCGGCTCCGGGTAAGTCTGACGCCCGCGCAAGCGCGGAAGATGATAGCGCACCGGCCGACCGAGGACGAAATTCCGCAATGGGTTCGCCCGTGGGTCTACATCATGCACACAAAACGGTTCTACAACACCGAAACCGGACTTGAGATCGAACGCGAGGCGTTCGACGCCGCGTATTCCCGCTATCTGGATGGCGCTCAAGCTTCGTTCTTCGCCCTGAATTCAGCTCGGATCAAAGCCTATTGGAACCTGATGTATAAGCCCGACGATGACGAGGAGTTCGTTTTCGAGGGCCGGTTGTGCATCAACACCTTCTCCGACCGCCTGATGCCGCCTATGCCTGAGAAATATACACGGAAGGACCGAGCTGCGATCCGGATATTCGAAAAGCATGTAGAGAACATCCTGCCCGACGAACGCGAGCGCGAGATTTTCCTATCCTGGCTGGCCTACATCGTTCAAACCAAAGAGCGGCCGAATTGGACTACCCTCCTTCAAGGTGTCGAAGGCGATGGAAAGTCGTTTTTCGGCGAGATGATGGGCGCAATCCTCGGCGGCACCCGGAATGTCCGGAAGCTAGACGCTCAGCAGCTTGAAGATCGCTACACCGGATGGGCGGTAGGCCAACTTCTCGCGGTCGTGGAGGAGCTGAAGCTGCACGGGCATAACCGATACGATATCCTGAACAAGATCAAACCGTTCATCACCAATCCCTCCATCAACGTGCATCCGAAAAACGTCAATCCGTACACCGCGCTCAATACGACAGCGTATCTCTGTTTCACGAACTTTCGGGATGCCCTGCCCATCGATGACAATGACCGTCGGCACTACATCCTGAAATCCGCTTGGCAGAGCGGCGAGGTAATCCGGCAGCTCGAAAGGGACGATCCCGACTACTTCAAGCGGCTGTTCGGCACCCTCAACCGGGCCGGGGCTCTCCGCAAGTACCTGACGGACTATGAACTGCACCCCGAATTCCATCCAAAAGGCCGGGCTCCGATCACCAAAGCTCGTCAAGAGATGATCGATCTGTCGAAAACCGATGCTCAAGTTGCATTCGAAGACGCAATAGCGAAAAACACCTATCCACAGATAGGTCCGGAGCTTGTCGTCAGCGGCGCATTAACCGGGCATATCTCGGACGCAACAGGCGAAAGCTTGAATACGCGAGCTGCTTCGACCCTGATGATTCGGAACGGATACGAAAAACTACCTTTTCGGATACGTCTTTCGAGCGATCCAACCGACAATTTGGACTCTATATGGGTAAAAAGCCCTTCGGAGTTCCCTCAGTCGGATATCTCGTCGCAACGCCAGGGAGTTAAGAAATTTCTCAAGCGGCGTGAAGCTGAGATCAACCACGGGGATGTTTAGAGACTTCTGATCTACTTTCGATCTATTTCTAAGTTGCCGATTTTCCTCATCTTTTTCCTCTTTTTAGATCATATATCTATTAGATCAAATATATAACGTATATAGGAAGAAAACTAAGAAGATGGCGTTATAGTTGTCGTATGACGTGTTTTTTCCTATGGAGGTACTAGGGGCCTATCAAAAGATCGAACGGAGCTATTTGATCTAAATGCAGTCATATTTCAACTATGACACGTTTCTTTAATGGTCCGGATACCCGCCCAAACTTAGTTTTAGCCTCATGGGAGGCGTATAGGAGGGAATCGAAACGCGGGAAAACCGGGCTCAGCGCCCGCC